CCCTACCGCAGCTCAGAAATTCACAGAATAATTCATATTGAATATTACTCTTCTCTCCTCGTCAAAATGCTTACCAAGATTCGCGACTACTTTCATGAACGTCTCACAAGACTTCTATACGATCATAAGATCTTTCAACAGAACTCTGAAGACTCTCCAACTGTCCTCGCCGCCCACCAAGACTCTGACATCGAACGAATTTACAAATCAATTCATTACGACTATCAAGCCTCCGACACTCAACGTGACTATGAAGCTCAATACCAAGAGATCAAATCCGTCCTCGAAAACAAGCAAAAGTTCCAAAACTTTGATGCTGAATTCTACCGACCTAGAACAACCCCTGTTCCTGACTCCCGTCTCCCTCCAACTGGTATCTCCCTCCTCCCTATGGAATTCAAGTCCCTCAACGTCGTCTCCGCTACTCCTGATGTCCCCGAAGAAGGTTTCCAAATTCAACCTCGCCTCCTCCGTCTCGTCAAAGGCCGCTATCCTCAGTACCTTCAGTACATCCGTCGCTTCACCCGCCCGCTCGGCACAACCGATGCAACCGTGGCTGATTTCTTTAAGCCTCAGACTCCCGTCCCCCCCGTTGAACACTCTCGCGTCCAACATGTTATGCAACACGTCATGCAGAAGATGGCAATCACTCCTTACCTGCCCCTGCACTTTGTCGACACTCAATACGACAAACGACCCCTATCCACCGGAACTGGCTATTATCACCGCCGTTCTCTCGTTGCCAACATTCACGCAATGTTTTCTCATCCTCTAGAATACGAGAAGAAACCATCCTCCAAAGGTTACTTCATCAATGCTTTCCTAGAATCCGCTCGCTCCCTCGTCCATTGGATTAAATCGACTGGCCTTCCCTTTCGACTTCCACCCTCCGACACTCCCGCAGCATTAAGAGAATTCTTCCTTCAACGTCCAACAATGTTATTTACCCGCAATCATATTTCTGATCGCGATGGCAAACTCAAACAGCGTCCTGTCTATGCAGTCGATGACCTCTTTCTAACCATCGAATCTATGCTGACCTTCCCCGCTCATGTTATTGCCCGGAAAACCGAATGTTGTATTATGTATGGTTTTGAAACAATTCGTGGTGCAAACCGTCAACTTGACAAAATTGCCCAACACTTCAAATCCTTCTTTACAATTGACTGGTCCGGCTTTGACCAACGCGTCCCCTGGACACTAGTTAAGATTTTCTTCACTGAATATCTTCCCCGCCTCCTCATTGTTAATCACGGCTATGCCCCAACCTATGAATATCCTTCATACCCCGACCTCGATTCAACGAAAATGGCTCATCGCTTGATGAACCTCCTCTCCTTCCTATCTACGTGGTATTTTAATATGGTCTACGTGACCGCAGATGGCTTTGCCTATGTCCGCCGCTTTGCTGGTGTACCTTCTGGCCTCCTGAATACCCAATTCCTAGATTCATTCGTTAATCTATTCATCCTTATTGATTCCCTCATTGAATTCGGATCCACCGATCCCGAAATCGAACAACTCCTCCTGTTCATCATGGGTGATGACAATTCTGGATTTACGCACTGGAACATCAATCGACTAGATGACTTTGTCACCTTTCTCGAAGTGTATGCTCTCAACCGATACGGTATGGTACTTTCCAAGACCAAATCCGTCCTCACCGTTTTGAGAAACAAGATTGAAACCCTTTCCTATCAGTGCAACTTTGGCATGCCTACCCGCCCCATCGGAAAACTCGTCGCCCAACTCTGTTACCCAGAGCGTGGACCACGGCCAAAATACATGTCTGCTCGCGCAGTCGGTATGGCCTGGGCCTCTTGTGGCCAAGACACAACATTTCACGACTTCTGTCGCGATGTGTATTACGAGTTTCTAGATGACCGCGCCGAAATCGACGAAGATACGTACCTGCAAGTACAGTCTCACCTCCCCGGCTTCCTCCGAATTGATGAATCTGTCCGCCAGATCATCTCATTTCAGAAGTTCCCTTCCATTGAGACCGTCCGCAGTACCATCTCACGATGGCATGGACCATTATCCTTCCAACCCAAGTGGGATCTTGCCCATTTCATTAATCAACCAGATGTTATTCCTCCCGATTCCGTCACTCTCTACGACTACATGCAAGAACATTCTTTCGAAATTCTTATCCATGAGTCCCTCTTTTAGTTTATAGTTTACTAGTAATAGTTGTCTATTTTCTGCTTTTAATTTTAAAACAAAAACAAATAAAATCAAATAAATAAAATAAAATAAAT